TACTGGAATAGTAATGATACAAGAATAGCAACTGCATTTGTTATTGGTGAAAATGGGGACATTGTACAATGTTTCTCATCTAAACACTGGGCTTGGCATTTAGGTGTTGATTCAGAAGACTTTACTAAGAATGGTGCAAAGTATCAGAACTTAAATAAACTTTCTGTAGGTATAGAAGTTTGCAACTGGGGTCCATTAAAACTCCGCAATGGCAAATACTATAACTATGTAAATGGTGTAGTTAAATCAGAGAATGTAACAACTCTTGAAACACCATTTAAAGGTACCAAATATTGGTACAAATATTCAGATGCACAGATAGAATCTTTAAGACAACTAGTAGAGTACTTATGTGAAACATACGATATTCCTAAAACTTATAGATCAGAAATCTGGGCAATTGATAAAGAAGCATTTAAAGGGATTCCTGGAATCTACACACACAACTCTGTAAGAAGAGACAAGAGTGATATGTATCCAGATCCCAAAGTAATAGACATGTTAAAAAACCTATAAAATGAAATTTAGAAACTCTTGGAAATCATCCACAAAACAATGGGATAAAATAATGATTAGAGTAAGAATCTCTTCATTAGACTTCTTATCATTTGAAATGGATATATCCAGAAACTTTTACTTACTAACTATATTAAACTTAACTATAAAAAATCGGTAATCATGAAAAAGATAACTAAAAAATTACCTAAAGCACAGCCAGGCAAAATTGTAAAAACAGTTAAAAATATTGCCCAAGATCTTTCAAAAATAAAAAAAGAAATTCCTAAAATAGATCCAAGAAGTGGAAAACCTTTAAGTGAATATCAAATTGCTAGATTAGAGTCTGGCAAAGGATTAGATTTCCTTAATGTAGATGGGCAAATTGCAAAAAAAGCATTAACTGATGCTATTAAAAGTAGAACTACAAAACCCAAAAAATTATCATACGAAGATCTTGTAAGAAAGTCATATGAAAAAAATGGAGGAGCTATTAAAAGTAAAATGAAAAAAGGTGGTATGATTAGAATGAAGAAAAAATAAATTACTCTTCTCTAAGTAAGGTGATCCAGGTATATACTATGCCTGGATTTTTTATTTAAACTTGTTTTATTTAAACTTATTATATATATTTGTATAAACTAATATAAATTAATATCACATGGAAAATTTAAACCAACAACCAGAAATGGAGATGACTCCAGAACAATTAGAAGAGCAGAAAGAAAAGATGCTTGAGTTTTATAGAAACTCTATGCCATATTTAAAAGCTCAATTAGATTATGAAATGCTTCTTTTAGAAATTGATGAAACAAGATTTAAAAGATCTAACATTCAGTATCAATTTGCCATGATGATGAATCCTCCACAAGAAGAGAATGATGATGAGGATACAGGTGCAGATCATGATATTGATAATAATCCTAACATACCAGAGCAAGGTAAAAGAAAACTTAAAAGAGGTTAATCATGGCATTAGTAAACCAAGTACAGAAGCGTGTAAAAATGCCTAAGTGGGAGGTTGTAAAATTTCAGATACTAGCTCATTGTTATATTAATCGTATAACAATGAGTGAATCTGATCTTAATTGCTTAACACTTTTAAGTTTTAATCAACCTGTTGAACTTACTAATTTTTGCTATGATGCATCTTCAGAAGAAGATCCCATATTTAAATCAGCTCAAACTGTAAGGAACTGTATTAATAAAGCTGAAAAAATAGGTTTGGTAATAAAAGATGCTGATAATAAAAAGCAAATTTTAATAAATCCAACTTTAAAAATACAGACAGACGGTATGATACTTTTAGATTACAAGTTTTTAAGCAATGAATCCTAAAAAGGCTAATAAACTTTATAAACAATTTGCTGAAGAAAATTCACATGAAGAGAATTTAGTTGAAAGTATAATTGAATTTTATTATAAAAATGTAAGACGTTTACTTACAGACTTATCTTATCCAAGAATAAACATAGATGGTTTAGGTCATATGACTGCAAAACCAATGATAGTAAAAAAAGGAATAGATAAATTACATAAAGTTTTAGATGATCATGATACTTCAACATTTAAAGCTTATCATAATAAAAAAGCAATGGAAATTAAATTAGATAATCTAATAAAACTTCAAGAGAAAATTATAAAGGAAAAAGATAAAAAAACTAATTTTTTTAAAACCAAAAATAATGAAGAACGTACTTAATCTTATTTGGCAAAACAGATCACAGATTCTTGAAGGAATTAAGAACTCTGTGATTAGAGATGAGACAGTAGAGGAAATCTCTAGACTTAGATATGACATCTGTGATGAATGCCCAAGTAAAGGCAAGAAGTGTGCAGTAAAAGGCACAGCTCCTTGTTGTAATGAATGTGGTTGCTCACTTACATTTAAAACTAGATCATTATCAGCAGAGTGCCCACTTGGTAAGTGGCAAGCTATAATAACAGAAGAAGAAGAACAAGAATTAGAAAAGTTATGAGTATAGTATTTAATGCCAAAGATCATAGCTATAAAAGCAATGATGGGTCAGAGATTAATTGGATAAGTGTTACTACACTAGTATCTCATTTTAAAAAACCTTTTGATGCTGAGAAGATAGCAAAGAAGGTTTGTAAGAATAAAAGATCTAAGTGGTATGGGTTTGAACCAAAAGATATTGTATCTATTTGGAATGCAGAATCTGAAAGAGCAATTATTCTTGGAACCTATTATCATAATCAAAGAGAAGCTGACTTATGTTCTTTAGCTTCAATAGAAAGAGAAGGTGTTACAGTTCCAGTGTTTAAACCTAATGATTTAGCAAATGGAATTAAGACAGCTCCTTTACAAAAATTAGAACCAGGCGTGTATCCAGAACACATGGTTTATCTTAAATCAGCAGGCATCTGTGGTCAGTCAGATCTCGTAGAAGTAGTTAATGGTAAAGTAAACATTATTGACTATAAAACTAATAAAGAGATTAAGACTGAATCTTACAAAGATTGGGAGGGAATTTCTGAAAAGCTACTCTCTCCTGTATCTAACTTAGATGATTGTAATTTTAATCATTATACTTTACAGTTAAGCATTTATATGTATATGATATTAAAGCACAATCCTAAATTGCAACCTGGGAAAATGTTTATCCATCATATACTATTTGAGACAGAGGGAGAAGATAGATATGGATATCCTGTAACAAGTTATGATCACAATGAAGATCCTATTGTTAAAGATGTATTACAAATGGAAATACCATATCTAAAAGATGAAGTAGCAGCTATTATGCATTACATGCATGATAATAAAGATAAAATTAAAAAGAAATGATTGTAAAACTATTTGACATACAGAATGGTAAAGTAATTCCAACAGAGCATTGCTATACCTTGAAGGCACTTAAAATGGTTATGGATAACTATCCTGATGACCATCTTAAGATATATCAGTACTTGTTTTATATGACATGTCCTAATCCAGATCTTAATCCATTTTTCTACACACCGGATTTAGATAAAGAGTCTTTAATTCTAGAACAAATAGATGCAGAGTTTTCTACTGAAGATCAAGATGTATTTATAGCATTACAGTTTTGCCAGAGAATGTATGAAACACCTACATCCAGAGCATACAAAGGTATTGCATCCATGTTAGATAGATTAGGTAGATATATGGAAACTACACCTATTACAGACGGGCGGGATGGTAATATTACAGCTTTAGTAAATGCTGCTAAGAACTATGAGGCAATTAGAACATCATTTAAAGGTGCATATAAGGATCTACAAGAAGAACAATCTAGTAGAGTAAGAGGTGGTATTGGAATGGCATATGATCAATAATGGAGATATTTGAAAACATACCAACCTATGATAATGGAACTTGGACTGTTACAGACTTTTCCTCAAGAGAAGAGTTTACCAAGTTTGTAAGAGATATTTTTGATGAACCAGGTAAATATAAATTTGATGAAACTAGCTTATTATTTAATTCTGAATCAAGAAAGTTCAGAGACAATGGATATTACTGCGACTCTCCCTTTAAATCCAAAGATTTTATCAATTACTGGGATGACCAAAAACTCAGATGTAGGAGCGGAGTTATCTACAAATCAGGAGACAACATATGGTACCTTACAAGAGACTATTACATGTGGCTTAACTTCCTACCAATATTTGATAAAGAACAGCAAATTTTTGACTTTGCCAAAATACGGGATGCACAGTATCACATGGCACTCTATGAACTATTGGCAGAGCTCAACTTTAAGCATGTAGCTATTCTTAAAAAACGTCAGATAGCTTCTTCTTATTTTCACATGGCTAAGCTATTAAATCAGATTTGGTTTGAATCTGGGGTTACTCTAAAGATAGGGGCAAGTCTTAAAGATTATATAAATGAGAAAGGCTCATGGAAGTTCTTAGATGAATATGCTGCTTTCTTAAATGAACATACTGCATGGTATAGACCAATGACTCCCCATAAAGTAATGATGTGGCAGCAGAAGATTGAAGTAAGAAAGGGAGATAGAAAAAATGAAGTTGGTCTTAAAGGTACAATGCAAGGCATGTCATTTGAGAAAGATCCAACAAATGGTGTAGGGGGTCCAGTAAAGTTCTTCTTCCATGAAGAGGCTGGTATTGCACCAAAGATGGATCAAACATATGAGTACATGAGACCAGCAATGAGATCTGGTTTAATGACTACAGGTATGTTTATAGCTGCAGGATCTGTAGGAGATTTATCTCAATGTAATCCACTTAAGGATATGATCCTAAATCCTACATCTAAAGACATCTATGCAGTAGAAACAAATCTAATAGATAGTAAAGGAACAGAAGGTCTGTCAGGTTTGTTTATTCCTGAGCAATGGTCTATGCCTCCACATATAGATCAATATGGTAATTCACTTGTAGAAGCTGCATTAGAAGCATTAGATAGACAGTTTGAGGAATGGAAGAAAGATCTATCTCCAGAAGATTACCAGCTAAGGATATCTCAGCACCCTAGAAACATTGAAGAAGCCTTTGCACATAGATCAGTATCTATATTTCCACCACATCTTGTAGCAGCACAACAG